CGTCGGAAACAACGGCGGCGGCCTGGACGCCGTCGACAGTCTAATCGCGAAAGCCGGCGAACTTCAGCAGAAGACCACCTTCGGCGACGAAGCCCTGATCGGCGGCGCCGCGGAACTGGCGACCTACATTTCAGACACCGAAGCCCTGGAATCCATGATGGGAACCCTTGCGAACTACGCGGCCGGTATGGGCGGCGCGGAAGCGACGCCTGAACAAATGGTCGAGTATGCGACCCAACTGGGAAAGGCCCTGGACGGGACCTATGACGGTCTGACAAAGAAAGGCTTCCAACTGTCCGACGCCCAGAAAGAGATCATCGAGAACGGAACCGACATGGAAAAGGCCCTGGTCCTGGACGACGTGATTAGTCAGTCCTGGGCGAACTTGGCCGAAGCCTACGCGAACACCCCGGAAGGGAAGATCATCCAGTTCAAAAACGCCTGGGGCGACCTGAACGAAATGGTCGGCGCCAGGCTGACGACCTCTGTCCTGGGCCTGTTCGACGCGATCAATTCGTTCCTGTCGTCCGACGCCGTGTCCTGGATCACGGACGGCGCCCTGTCCGCCCTGAATATCATTATCGGCGCCCTGACCATTCTGATCGGCGTGATCCAGATGGTCGCCGAATGGATACAAGCGAACTGGGGCGTGATCCAGCCGATCCTGATCGCGATCGCGACCGTATACCTGGCGTTTATGATCAGCCAGTTATGGGCCGCCCTGACCCCGATTCTGGCCCAGGCGGCGGCCTGGGCGCTTGCGAACGCACCCATTATTTTGATCATCGGCCTGATCGCCCTTCTGGTGAAGGCGATTATAGATTCCGGCGCGACGGTGGAAGACGTCGTCGGATTCGTGGGCGGCCTTCTGGGCGGCCTGTACGCCTTCGGCTATAACCTTGTCGCCGACGCCTGGAACTTCATCGCGACCTTCGTCGAATTCTTCGCGAACGTCTGGGTCGACCCGATCGGGTCCATTGAACGCCTGTTCCTGGGCCTGGCCGATTCTGTCCTGGGCGTCCTGGAAACCATCGCGAACGGGATCGACGCGGTCTTCGGGTCCAGTCTAAGCGACACCGTCAGCGGATGGCGGAACAGCCTTCAGGGAATGATTGATTCCACCTACGGCGAAGGGACCGTCAAGATCGGCCGTATGGAGAAGATCGACACCGCGACCACGGCTTCGGCCTGGTCCACCGGCGCGAAGAACATCGCGTCCAGCGTGTCGGACCTGGCGTCTTCGATCTACGACGTGGACCTGACCAGCTTCGCCAACAGCGGGACCACCGTCGACAGCGTGGACGACGTCAGCGACGTCGGGACCGTCGGGTCCATCGACGAAGACGTCAACATCGCCGACGAAGACCTGAAGTTCCTGAAGGACGTCGCGGAAATGCGCTATGTCCAGAACTTCGTCGAACTGACGCCGACCGTCGCGGTAGACGCCCAGGTCAGCGAGAAAGTCGACATCGACGAAGTCGTCAACCGGATCGAAAGCAAACTGGAAGACGAATTCGTCGCGGCGGCGGAAGGGGTGTACGCATAATGTACCGAATGTTCTTGATCATCGACGGGAATGAAATTGAATTCCCCGTCCTTCCCGAAAAGCTGGAAGTGAAGTCCAGCGGGAACAATGAGAAGGCCGACGTCCTGGAACTGGGCGAAGTTCTGATCCTTCGGAAGAAGGCCCTTCGGGAAGTGTCCTTTGAATCCTTCTTTCCGGCAAAATCCGCGCCCTATGTCACCGGCGGGATCACAACGCCGATCGAGATCGTCCGGTCTATCCAGGCGGCCAGGGACGGCGACGATCCCGTTCGCTTCCTGATCAGCGGAACGGACCTGGACATCAACTGTCAAATGGGCGTCGATTCCTTCACCTACGACGAACGCTTCGGCGAACTGGGCGACATCTACTTCACGATCAAGCTGACGGAATGGAAGAACTACGCCGCGAAGAAGGTAACGCTTCCCGCGGCGGAATCGGAGGAAACGACCGCGACCGTCGAGGAAACCCGCGACACGTCCACGGCGGCCGCGGCGCCGACCAGCTACACCGTTAAATCCGGCGACTGTCTATGGAACATCGCGAAGTCTGTCTACGGGGACGGGTCCCGCTGGAAGGAAATCTATGAAGCGAACAAAAGCGTGATCACGTCCAACAACCCGAATTTGATCTACCCAGGGCAGGTGTTTACAATACCATGACCATTCTTTATCAGAACAATGTCACCGGCGACGCCTGGGACGTGACAACGCTGTGCAAGGCCGCGAAGCTGACCACGAAGCGACGCGGGTCCCCTGGGGCCTTTGAAGGGTCCTTCCTGGAAGATGAAAATGTCGTCTGGACCCACGGCGGAATCCTGGTGGTGAAGGACGACGACAATGTCGGGAAGTTCTATGGGTACGTCTTCAAGACGTCGATCACCCAGTCCGGGACGACCGACATCACCGCATACGACCAACTTCGCTATTTGAAATCGAAAGAAACCTATGTCTTCACCGGGAAGCGCGCCGACCAGATCATCCAGCAGATCGCCGACGACTTCGGGATCAAGACCGGGACCCTGGCGAATACCGGATACGCGATCCCGTCCCTGGTGGAAGACGCGAAGACCCTGTTCGACATCGCCCTGGACGCCCTGGACTACACCCTGATCAATTCCGGGAAAATGTTCTTCCTGTGGGACGACTTCGGGTCCCTGACCCTGTCGGACGTGGAAAAGTGCAAGCTGGACCTGTTCCTGGGCGACGAATCCCTGGCGACGTCCTACACCTTCACGTCCGACATCGACAGCGAAACTTATAACAAAATCAAGCTGGCGAAGGACAATAAGACCACCGGAAAGCGGGACATTTACATCTTCCAGGATTCCGGGAACATGAAACTGTGGGGCGTCCTTCAGGACTACGAAACCGTCGACGACGACATGAATGAAGCCCAGATCAAAGCGCGCGGCGATCAAATGCTGGAACTTTACAACCGGCCGAAGAAGTCCTTCAAGATCACCGCGATCGCCGACCTGTCTGTCCGCGCCGGATATGCCGTCTATATCGGAATCAAAAAGATCGGCGTCAGCGCCTTTTATATCGTGGAAGAATGTTCCCAGGACCTTCTGAAGCAGACCATGACGCTGACCCTGAAGGTGGTGTAATTATGCTGGAAATCCTTAAAAAGATCAGCGAAACGACGAACGAATCCGGGTCCCCGACCATGTGGTTTTTCGGGAAGGTGACGGCGAAGTCCCCGCTGACGATCCGTGTGGACAGTCGCTTCGACATCGGGGAAGCCCAGCTTGTGGTCCCGAAGGAACTTCGAGCCGGCTATTACATCACCCACAAACACACCGGCTTCAAGGATTCCCCGTCCACGGTGGAAGCGTCCGGCGGGTCTGGCGAAGCGGCCTTCGCTTCCCATTCCCACACCCTGAAGAACACCTACCAGACCAACACCGACGAAACGTCCGAATATTATTACGGCCTGGACGTCGGCGACAAGGTGATCCTTCTTCGGAACGCCGGCGGACAACAATTCCTTGTTTTGGGGAGGGTCTAACCTATGGCACTAACACCGAACACCGACTTCGCGACGATCGGCCAGGACATCGAGGTCGAAACCACGAAAGACCGCCCGTCCTACACCTACAAGATCGACTTCAGGACGAACCGGATCGTCGGATTCGTCGACGGCCGGGAAGCGATGAAACAGGCGATCCTGAAGATCATCTACACCGAACGATATAACTTCCTGATCTATTCCTGGAACTACGGGATCGAACTGAACGCCGTCTTCGGCAGAAGTTTTCCTGTGTTTGCAAGTGAAATCAGACGTGTTCTGACGGAAGCACTTCTGGCGGACAAGCGGATCACGGAAATCAGGGACTTTTCCGTCACCCAGTCGGGAAGACGGTCGGCGGAAGTCAGCTTCACGGCGATCACGATCTTCGGCGAAGTCGAGATCACAACGGGGGTAAATGCGAATGTATGAAGACATGACCTATGAAAACATCATGGCGCGCTGTCTGGCGCGCGTATCCGGCCGGGTCGACCGGCGGGAAGGAAGTATCATCTTCGACGCCCTGGCCCCGGCCTGTGCTGAACTGGCCGTCGCATACACGGAACTGTCCGTCCTTCTGGACAGGGCCTTCGTGGACACGGCGACCGGCGACGATCTGACGAAGAAGTGTTCTGAACGCGCGATCAATCGCCAGGCGGCGACCTATGCCGTCCGGCGCGCCTACTTCGAGAACCCGGACGGGTCCGGTTATGAAGTCCCGATCGGGTCCCGCTTTTCCGGCGACGACTACAACTACGTCACGACCGAACGTCTGGCCCCCGGCCAGTACAAACTGACGGC